AAAACGATGAGTTGTCATTAAAACATATGATTTATAGTATGGTTGGAGACCAGAAGACTGCTTATGTGGACGAAGTTTGTAAACAAATGCTGTATAGAAGTAAAAAGATACCACTAGATACTATTTTTAATATAAAATTTAATAATGGTGTACTAATAAATGGAGAATTTGTTGAAATTGATGACTATAAGGAATTTACTCCTTACTATGTTGAATTAGATTATAAACCTGAAGCTGAACCGGTTGAAATAGTTGATAATTATGTGGCTCAATTGACTAATAATGATGAGAAGTATAGAGATTTGCTATTTGAAATTTTAGCCCATGGTTTAATTACTGATCCAGAAGTGAAAAGGTCTCTAGCAAAGTTCTTTATTTTTGTTGGAGATGGAGGAAATGGTAAAGGAACTTTATTAAGTATTATCAGAAGTATTTTGAATAGAGAGAATTGTAGTGGGTTGAAGATAAAGCAAATGTCAGATGAGAGATATGCTTATAGTTTAGATGGTAAACTAGTTAATTTAGGTGATGATATTCAAGACCAGGTAATTAATGGCAAGGATATGGAGATGTTGAAAAATATTTCTACCTGTGACTATGTGGAAATTAGAAAAATGTTTAAAAATTCAACGTCAGCAGCTATGACTACAAGTTTGATATTTACATCAAATCACATATTGAAATCATGGGAAAAAGGAAAAAGCTATAAACGTAGAGTTCTTTGGCTTCCAATGTACTCCAAACCAAAGAGAAAAGATCCAAGGTTTATTACTAAATTAACTACTCAGAAGGCTTTGGAATATTGGCTAAGGTTAATTATTGAAGGGTATAAAAGATTATATGAAAATGGAGATTTTACAAATTGTAATATCGTGGCAGATTTTAACAGACAATATCATGAAGAAAACAATGGAGCTGAAATATATGTAAAGGATTTAACGAGAGAGGATATTATTGGTAAGACTAATCAGGAAATATACTTGGAATTTGAACAATGGTGTGAAGAAAATGATTTAACAGCGAGTAAAAAGATGTTAAGAGAAGCTATTTATGATATTCATAGGTTGAAAATTAAAGTTGTTAAGAGGAATAAGAAAACTTTTAGAGCGTTTCAACCAATAGATGAAAACAAAGAGTAAACCACAATTATTTTTAATCTATATTTCACATAAACAGAAAGAAAAAGAATTGAATTTTCATTAATAAATTACTTAAATGATGATTGAATTATTTATCAATATATATTATTTATATATAACTAAGGAAAATAATAAATAACAGGTGTTAGGTTACACTTAAAGTGAAACCTTTTGCCCAAAGTGTAACCCAAAGTGTAACCCAATAAAATGTTATATAACATATGTTATAATATATAATTTTTATTATTTTTAAAGTATTATATTATATTTATATAATATATGCTACTGTTATATAACAGGTGTTGGTTACACTAGTTACACTTGTTTTCAATAAAAGTTTTTCTGGAAATTTGTTTGTTCTCAATTATGGAGAAGAAGTAGTATTTTATATAGGAACTTTAAAAAAGCAAAGTGTAACCGAAACCTTTCTCTGAAAGTATGATTTTTATTGGGTTTAAATAGGTTTCACTTTTTGGAGCTTGAAAATAAGGATAAATTTTATATTTTGTGATTTATTAGAATATTGATTAATATTAAAATAATAGGAGGAAAAAATGAAAAAGGAAAGTGTATTGGAAATAGAATTTACGCCTGTTTGGGATAAATGGGCCTGGAGGATTAGAAAACAAAATGAGGAAGTATTAAAACTTGGCAATTTCAGAGATGATGAACTAAAAGTAATGTCAACTTCATTGATTGATCCCAGTTTCGTGACACTTAGTAATTACTTGTACTTAAAGTCTTCTGATTTGAACGATACTGTAAACATCTGCAACAATGTAGTTAAAAGGATAATAGAAGACAAGGTGGAAGCTGTCAATGAGAAGTATGGTGTCGAGAAAAGATGGAGAGCGAACAGAGGAGGAGATTATTTTTATATAGAGGACCAGTGTCTGATTTGTGAGGATATTGATTGTAATTATAATGAAGATAATGTAAGATATAATTTTGGGAATTATTTTGAAACAGAAGAAGAAGCCGAGAAATATTTAGAATATATGAAAAAATGCAGTTTAAAATGGCACGAAAGAGAAGAGGAGAAATAGATGGAACAATGGGAAATGATGGCTAAAATGGTCAAGGAATTTTATTTGGCCTTCAAGCAGGAAGAATTTTTAAATAAGGATATGACAGAAGAGAGAGGTCATTTAAGAGATTTACTGCTTATGGAAGAGAAAACGGAGTACATGAAAGCAGAAATAGAAAACGATATAGTGGGGAAACTAGATGCAGTTGTGGATATGGCTTATGTGTATATAGGAACATTATTAGAGCAATGTAAAGGAAATGTCGACCTTGTTGCAAGGGTCTTATACTTTGATACGATGAATCCTGAATTGATTGGGATTTTTAATAAAATTGAAAAAAATAATTTTAATGGGATATTTCTTTTGGCATTTAAGGAAGTTCATCGTTCTAATATGACGAAATTAGATAAGAATGGAAAACCTGTTTATTATACAAAAGGAGCTAAAAAGGGTAAGATTGCTAAAAGCGAACTGTTTGAAGAACCAAATTTAAAAGAAATTATTGAAGGAGAAGATAAGATTGAAACAAGTGATTATTTACAGTGAAAATGGAAATGGTGTAATAGTTAGAAAGAAGAGTAAAAAAGAATTAGAAAAATGGCTAAAATTGGGGATTGATATGAGGCAGAGATTAAATGTGCATAAAAGAATAGAAGTGTATGGGTTTAATTTTAATTATAAAAATTTTTCAGATGAAACTTTGTTAATGCTATTTGAGAAATCAAGAAAAGAGATGTTTAATAGGATGTTTATTAAAATATACTAGAAATTTAGTGGAAAGAGAGGATTTATGATAAAGATATATTTGATAGCTACAACGCTTTTTTTTGTAATTTTGCTTATATATCTTGAACTGACTGAGCTGAAAAGATGGTATGAGGAGATTGAACACCAAATGTTTGTAGATTTCAGAACTATAACGAATCAAAGAAGGTTTGCAAGGAAACGGGCAATAAAAAATATATTTAAAGTTTTATTAATCGGCTTTATAGTGCTTTGTGGACTTTCATTCTTGAAATAAGTTCGGTCGCAGAAAATCATTTTTGAGAAAAAATTTGAGGGAGAATAAAAAAATATATGAATGAAAAAGATATAGAAAAAATTGCGGATAGAGTTGCAGAAAGATTAATACAGATAAGTAAAACGGATAAATATAAAGAAACTGAAGCAATGCTTCGAGCTTATCCAAATTATAAAAGAATTATTGAAAAGAATAACGAACGTATAAACGAGATACTAAAGAATGGATTAGGAAAAATAAAAAAGATAAAACCTGTTGAAAGTGTTCAAGGGGGGGTAAAAAAGTATGAAGGGCTTCCAGAGTTAGAATTAGAACGGATAGAACATTTAAAGTCCGAGAATGCAAAAGTTGAAAAAAGAATTATCAGAGTAGATAATGCTTTGGAAGGAATCAAAAACGATGGGTATTATGATATTATAATTCTTAGGTATTTTAAGGAGTGGACTATTGATGAAATAGCTGAAGATTTTGATGTAGATAGAAAAACTATAGGAAGAAATAGAACAAGACTGATTAAGAAATTACAGTACAGTTTATTCCCTGAGGTTTTATTAGATTAGGGGCTTGACAAAAATGTCCCATTCATGTCCCAAAGGTGGTATTTACATATCCCATTTATATGATATAATATGTTATATTGGAATTTTTGGAAATTAATGATTAACATTAATAGTTGATGAATTTGATTAGCTATATTAGGAATTAAGACAGTTTAAAAGCTGTCTTTTTTTGTTACAGAAGGAGGTGGTAGCATTGAAATTAAATGCAAGGCAGAAGTCTTTTTGTGAGTTTTATGTAGCTAGTGGAAATGCTACTGAATCTGCAATAAAGGCTGGGTATAGTAAAAAGACAGCAGATAGAATAGCTAGTGAAAACTTGAGAAAACTTGAGTTAAAAAAATATATTAATGAATTAATGCAAAAATTAGAATCTGAAAGGATAGCATCTGCAGAAGAAGTTTTGCAGAACTTAACTGCAATGATGAGAGGTGAAATACAAGAAGATGTTGTAGTAATTGAAGGAGAAGGAGATGGAGTTTCTTCTGCAAGAGTAATGAAAAAGCAAGTATCAGCTAAGGAAAGAATTAAAGCGGCAGAACTTTTAGGAAAAAGATACAGGCTATTTACAGATAAGGTTGAGGTTGAAGGGGTTGTACCTGTTATGATTGTAGGTGAGGACAGTCTTGAAGAGTAAAAAGGTAAGGCTTCCTGATTTAGTCGGAAAAGGGTATAAGGATTTTTGGAACTTCAAAGGCAGGTATAGAGTTTGTAAAGGTAGCCGTGCAAGTAAAAAAAGCAAAACGACGGCGTTGTTTTTTATTTATTCAATAATGAAATACCGTGAAGCGAATTTACTTGTGATAAGAAAAGTTTATCGGACGTTAAAAGACAGCTGCTTTACAGACTTGAAATGGGCAATAAACAGACTTCAAGTAAATGAGTATTGGGATGTCAAGGAAAGTCCGTTGGAAATAACTTATAATCCTACTGGGCAGAAAATACTGTTCAGAGGACTGGACGATCCGCTTAAAGTTACTTCAATAACAGTTGAAACTGGAAATCTATGCTGGGCGTGGATTGAGGAAGCCTATGAGATAAACAAGGAGCAGGATTTTAATATGCTTGATGAAAGTATCAGGGGTAAAATCGAAGAGCCATTGTATAAGCAGATTACACTCACGTTTAATCCCTGGAACGAACGACACTGGCTCAAAAAAAGATTTTTTGATGTCGAAGATGAGAATATAATGACCAAAACAACTAACTACATGTGCAACGAATGGCTTGACGAAAGTGATAAGAAACTGTTTGAGGATATGAAAAAGAATAATCCCAGACGTTATCAGGTAGCAGGGCTTGGAAACTGGGGAATTGTTGAAGGGCTTGTTTACGAGAACTGGGAAGAAAAAGAATTTGATGTCAACGAAATTTCAAAACGTAAAGGTGTAAAATCAGCTTTTGGACTAGATTTTGGATACACCAATGATCCATCAGCATTTTTCTGTGGGCTGATTGACGTAGCGAACAAGGAAATTTATGTGTTTGACGAGATTTACAAAAAGGCAATGAAAAACCGTCAAATTGCTGAAGAGATTATCAGAAAAGGGTATGGCAAAGAGAAGATTGTAGCGGATAGCCAAGAGCCTAAATCCATTGATGAACTTTATGATTTGGGATTGAAAGGCATAAGAAAGTCACGAAAAGGTAAGGATAGTATAAACAATGGAGTTCAGTATATACAAGATTATAAAATTATTATCCATCCCAGATGTGTGAATTTTATAACTGAAATATCAAATTATATGTGGGATAAAGATAAATTTGATAATCCAGTAAATAAACCTGTTGATGATTTTAACCATTTAATGGATGCTATGAGATATGCACTAGAGGGTTATTCAAAAGGCCCTACATTTTCTTTTGATTAAGGAGAAAAAATGTTTAAATTTATTAAGAAATTGTTTAGGAGAAAAGATGAAATGGGAGAACAGAATATCAATCTTAGCGAAGTTGAAAATATTATAATGTGGTATTTTGCGAGTCGGAAATATAGAGAAATGAAAGATGGGAATGATTATTATCGTGGGAAACACGACATACTTTTTAGGCAAAGAACAGCTATCGGAGAAAATGGTGAATTGACAGAAATTTATAATTTACCAAATAATAG